TATCATGTCCAACTCTGAGTAGAGTGCGAACATATTGACTATGAGCATAGTCACCTTCTTCGAGTATATCAGCACTTCGCTCTTTGGATCTTGTACACAGTTGATAATCCATGGATACGTGACAGAGTTGATCCAGTTATTTATTAATTGGTGTACGAAGAAGAGAAAGAGAAGAGTATAGTATGTGGAATCATCGTCGATGGTGACGTTCATGAAAGTCACAGGTGTTCCCCATCTGAAGAAGCTGGACTTCTCGTACATACCCATGGCGGCCAAAACACCAGCTAATGCAGCTATATACACGTAACCAGCACACACGCTCAATAGAGGCGATGTTAATTTGTTCGTGAAATGATTCATTTTACTGATATATACACATATCAGTACATGTAAATTAATTTTAGTTTTGTCACCTCAGTAGTCATTCTGCGAAGATCTGACCTCTATGAGTAGAGCAGAATCGGGATCCTGGTGAATGTTTATTCTTGCATCGATTTGCGGATCTAGTAATACCTTCACATTGATCATCTGGGCCATCGACAAGCATGAACACAGGCACAGGCTCATCATCGGTATCCATCGGGTGGTAACTGTTAAGATTTCTAGTACCCATCCCCAAATTACACTTTGCGCATATAATACGCAGATTATCTGGCTCAACGGAGCCACCAAGAGCTCTTGCGATAATATGACCGTAGTGACACACGGGATATGTATCGTTTTGGAAAAGCCCTAATCGTTGGCACACACACCCTTGGATGCTTACCGATTCTCCACAGCACCAGCAATGACCTGTAGATGATATACCACATTCACGCTTCCATACCTTAACCTTGGTCAGCAGAGGGATATGAGAGGACATTTTTACTTCACATGGTAGACGGTAAGTACAAAAATCAAATATAAATCAACAGCGAGATTACCTCCCGTGCCGACGATCCCAGAAATCCTTCTTATCTCTATAGAGTTCTGCTGCTCTGCGATCCTTCTCGACCTGAGCATCGGGTCCACATCCATAACATTTTCCGGTGTCGGGGTCGGGCATACAGCCTTCACAACAGTCGTAGTCACACACCGCTCCACACTTTTGCTTTCCCGGGGGACATGTGGCACTCCTCTTCGGAGACAAAGTCTTGTTCTCGAAGAGCTCACTCATCATACTCAGCAAACTGTCCAGCTTTTGCTCGATACGTACCAATGACGCGTTATCCCCGTTGTCATCGTATACCTCAACAATCTCTACACCTTCTCGGACACCCGCACTACGAGGAGAGAGGTTTGAGTCTAGTTGTACAGGACTCCGGGGTGACTGGTTACATACTTTTAATGATCCCAAAGTTGAGCTACTTAGCGCCACCTTTCCGATATGGGATCATATGTCCTGGTTGCGCCACGCGATCACTCGCAGTGGTGATGGGGTTTTTAGTAAAACAGCCTATGGAAGACTGGCATTAAGAGGTCTAGATCTAAACTGGCTGATGCAGTACTTTATGAATGGGCCCACCAAAAAGTCGGGATTCACCTACAACCACTATGTACTAGTGGCGACCAAATCTTAGTAATGGTCTCACCCCTATGTCGTTTAAACGAAGTTGATTATTTGTCAATGTTTTCTCGAAGTATCCAAACATGGCTCAAGTCATCACCAGGTCCGAATTTGACCTACTGAACGAATATGAAGGAAAAATCTTTCGGGTATGCATGGTGGAGTATCCCGAGTATAAGGAGCCTGTACTGGAGAAAGTCCAAGAGCTAGACCTACCCAGTAAAGAGAGAGATGTGATAACATCTCTGCACCCAGAGTTATTTTTGGGAGTCACTTCTGGTCTACAAGGCGGTGGCAAAATCCGGGGAGTAACTTCTCCAACGCAGTCCAGTAAAACGCAGTGGACGATTGCTCAGGCCCTGTTGGCATTGAATAAGGGGAGAAGCGCCATTATTGTACCGAGAAACTTCACTGGAGACCAAATTCAGTTACGCGAGAGAGTGAAAACTATTGAGAAGCTCATCTCCGATGAAATGAAGGGCACTGACTACACGGTGAGGTGTCTCACATCTCTGAGTGACTCCAAAGAGGATGTCGAGAGTAGGTGCGAAGCATTTAGATTAGGAGGACACGTGCTTATCGCATTGGCAAACTATAATCAACTCCAGAACCTCGTAAAAGACAGCGAAGCATATCCTGGCAGCTACGACCTATTTATCGACGAAGCCGATGCATCTGATTATGGTAAAGAGTCCAAATCGCAGGAAGATGTAAAAAGAGCTGTTGCATTTGATGTGCTGAAGTCTAAAGCGCACCAAACATTTTGTATATCCGCCACACTGATGGGTGTAGTGCTGAACGAGCCGGAGATGAGATCCAGCGACCTGATTCGTCTAACTCCCCCCGTGGACTATCGAGGGTTCCAGGAGATTGCTGACAACGCCAAAGTGCTCAAACACCGAGTTCATGGTTTCAATAAGTACAGAAGCTGGGACGAGTGGGTAGAAGAGGACAGGAACTTGCTGCCGTTCCTGATCGAGTTCAGTGAACGAGACCCACACTTGATCGGTGTAGGACGTCCAGAAGGTCCTATGTGGCACCCTCAGATCTGTCTCCTGAACGTGACAACGTCCATCGCATCCCATAAGAGCATCGTAGAAGGTATTGCTTCCCATCCAAAGCTTGGAGAGCGTCTGGTAGTCATCGGAATAAACGGAGACGGTATCGGGGTGTACCTCCCTTGCACCGAAGATACATACGAGTTTGCACTATTGGGGGACGACGACGAAGCACTAATTCTCGAACCGTGCAAGTTTACCAGGAACCGGCGACTGACCATCTCCAGTGTCTTACAGTATATCTACGAAGCTAACGAGGAGGTCAACGAAGGCCATGCCGATCTTGATGGATGGTTGGAGTATGCTAACGTCGTGATCGTCTCAGGACGATGCGTCGGAAGAGGCATCAGTGTAGTATCAAACAATTACAAATATCATCTTCCTACCATGTACTTTACTCCCTCTCCAACGATGAACATCCCCAACCTGATACAAGCAATGGGGCGGCTATGTGGGCGTAATCTGGGTAAGGCGCCACTAGAACTTTGGGCTACACCTGAGGTCTGGGACTGCCTTCACCGTGGTCTGCTCTGTGAAGAGGAGTTACTGACCAGAGCGGTGGGGAAACCATTGGTTGTGGACGGCAAGGAGCAGCCCTTAGCTGAGAGCGTGAGAGCTGTCCCGATCAACAGGACTAAGATCCCTCTAGCTCGAAGGTCTCTTACCAAAGGGAAAGACAACACAAGGAAGACATTACGTCTAGTTAGCGGAGACGACGGCGGTCGCAACCTTAAAGACTACCTCCTCACGGACGGTGCTACGAGTCTGCCGATTACTCTATCGGGAACCCTGGAGAAAATGTTCAAGAAGTGGTCGAACCCCGATACCAACACCAAGATTGCCCGCACGGCCAGGGCGATCGATCCAGATAGACCCTACGATGTCAAAGACTGGCCAAAAGGGTTCGTGCGCCTTGGTGATATTACCATCTCGGAACACACACTTAAATCCCACAGACACAAGCCTTTCATGCATCGTCAGGGTGACATGGTACGAGTCCACCCTAAACTCGTGGATCTATTTAAGCAATATTTCTAGACATTATAACAACATTTCTATACAAAAGTATAGAAATAGTACCTACGCAGACCATTAGTCCACGTCGTCATCGTGGATCGATAGCGTCTCCTGCTGCAGAAGCACCTGGTAGACGTACCACCCTAAGGAAAGGAATTTGATTAGTTCGTCACGGCTAAAACGCGGTGGGTCTGGTGCGCTCTCGTCGCTGTCTTGCACGGCTCGCTCCTGGAACTGGTAGGACATGAAGAACTCTCCCACGCTTTGCAACTGGCGCTGGCATAATTCTCCACGCTCTAGTGCACCAGTTAAATCTCTCAGAAAAGTAATGAGTCTTTCGTCTGTGCTTGTCATGAGTTTTGTTGTTGGCCTGTAACCTTTAGGTCAAGACATTAGTCATGTGGGATTACATTGAGTACTTGTTTCATTTATTTATTATCAATCTATAGTAAAAAATATGTAACACAAAAATGGCCGATTATCTTAAAATAGGTACAGACTGCAGCGGTATTGAGGCTCCGATACAAGCTCTTCGACAGCTCAAGATACCTCACCGACACCTATTTAGTAGCGATATTGATCCTTACGTGATTAAGAGTATCAAAGCTAACTACGACCCGGATGTAATATACGGTGATATCACTGAGAGAGATATAACAGAGGTGTCAGATATCGATCTATACGTGGCAGGATTTCCATGTCAGCCTTTCTCGATGGCAGGAGATCGTGAAGGATTCAAGGATAAGCGAGGCAACGTATTCTGGAGTTGTTTAGATGTAATAACAACTAAGCAACCGAAGTATTTCATTCTGGAGAATGTTAAAGCTCTTCTTTGGCACGACAAAGGAAAGACATGGAAAACCATATGGACCTCGCTGCAGCTGGAAGGGTACATTGTTAGGTGGAAAGTTTTAAATACTAAGGATTACGGAATCCCACAGAGCCGAGAGCGCCTGTTCATCGTTGGTAAGAAAGATGGAGATTTCGACTGGCCTTTCCCGACAGAGATGGATAATATCTGTGATTACGTGGACCATACTAACACTACTCGCAGGAAATGGGGGCGCAAAACCTCTCTGGATCTAATTCGACCCGATGCGACGTTCGTAGACATCGACTTTCTTCATTACACGCACTACCCCATGGCTCACAAGATATCTCCATGTGTTTTAGCGCGCCCAAGTTCGCTATGGTGTGTGCCTTATCACCGCTATGCCACCTGTAAAGAAATGTTTAAACTCCAAGGCTTTCGGGAGTTCAAGCAAGTTGTTTCCAACTCACAGATGAAGAAACAGATTGGTAATAGCATGAGTGTCAATGTATTGGCCGCTATTCTAAACGAGTTGCTTTAACCACTAAGGTGGTCGTCTTCGTCTTCCTCTTAGAGAAATTGGCCTTCATCGTCGATAGCTTGGCACTCACCACTCATGTATCTCTAAGTCCTCACATTGCTCAAAGACTAGAGGAGGCTTAGGCATAGGAACAGGGAGCCCTTTAGGCCCTGCAACCTGGTCGTAGAAGTAGACAGTGCCTCGCTCGGTGATATCATGGTGGGCAACGTCCATCATCACAGCGTAGTCTCCAATCTTCTTAGATTTGCGCATGTTGATATCATCATAGAAGTACCAAACATCATCGCACCTATAGTAACAGTTATAATGCGCACTCTGAAATATCACGACCCCCGAAAACTGGAAGACCTGCCCGGAGACTAAGCGGATCTCCGGGACAGGGTCGATCGAAACTGTAGCTACCCTGGCAGCCGCCCCGCCTTTTCGGTGTCCACCTGCCCCCCTGAATACGTTAAAGATAATGACTCCAGGCGCCCTGATGAGAGTCTTTACTGCAACCCTCCGCTTGAACTGCTGACCGTCGTGAGGACCTTCAGACACTGTGAACAGGTTCTTCTTATCCAGTATCCCCGAGTCATCCGTGGTCGTGAGAAAGTGCGTAATGGGTAGTTCTCTTCGTTGTGCCTGCAGGGTAAATTGTCCTACACTATATACAGGGCTGGCATTAACCTCTGTAAATACATTAGATACTACCATATCCTCCAACGGCTGGTTGAGGTTATCGTCGTTTGTGGCATAGGTAGTGCGAGTGGTCACAGCCTGGTCCACGGGGAAGAGATCTAGCAGCCAGCTAATGAACTCACCCGCGTCTTGGGTCCTACTAGACCACCATTGACGATCTTCCTCTAACTTACACGTTCGCATGAGGAGCCTCAACTTATTGGTACACCGTACCGCTTGTTCTGGAGTTGCCTCACCTCGTAAAGTAGCAGTTATGTACCGTAGCTCCGTTTGGAGGCGCCGGCGGTTAAATAGATCTGCCTCGGGATTATGACCACATGGAGTGAC